AAGACTCTAACAAGCCCTAATATGACCTCTCCATCTATTGGGGGAGTAGCAATTACCTCAACAGCAGCAGAGCTTAACTACACCGATGGCGTAACATCAAACATCCAAACACAGTTAGATGCAAAACTAGCCTCCTCCAGTTACACAGCTGCTGACGTATTAACAAAAATTAAAACAGTAGATGGTGCAGGCTCTGGTTTAGATGCTGATTTATTAGATGGTATATCGTCAGGAAGCTTCCTAAGAAGTGATGCGGCTGATAGCGCAAGTGGAGACATTACATTTAGCGGCTCAGTTACTTTTGATAGTGGTACAAACACAACTGTTGATATTGTTTCTGACGACACTGGTAGATCACTTCTTCGTGCATATGGCTCTTCCCAAGGCACAGGTGCCATAGAAGTTGGTCAAGCAACTTCATATGGAGGTGGAATATCTTACAATGGCGACGGTTCCCCAGCATTTGTTTCTGGTGAATCCGCTGACAATATTACATTCTATAGAATGGATAATAACACTCGTTCAGAGGTGTTCCATTACGCATACAACAGTGACACGGTTAATTTCAACGGCAATATTACTCTTGCTGGTACGGTAGATGGCCGTGATGTTGCTGCTGATGGTACTAAACTAGACGGCATAGAATCAGGTGCTACTGCCGACCAATCAGCGGCAGAAATTTTAACAGCTATTAAAACTGTGGATGGTTCTGGGTCAGGTCTTGATGCTGATACCCTCGATGGAAAACATGCTAATGATTCATCAATTTTGAATCCTACAGGTTCTATCATCATGTATGGTGCAGCCTCTGCACCTGGAGGTTATTATCTCTGTGAAGGCGCTGCTATTTCTCGTAGTACCTATTCAGCACTTTTTGCTGTTATTGGAACTACATACGGTACAGGCGACGGGTCTACGACCTTCAACGTTCCCGACTTTAGAGATCGTGCTCCTTATGGTGCTTCAACCTTTACTCTTGGTTCTAAGACAGCTGGAGAAGTTAATTCAAGCGGTCAGAACTCCACTGGAACTGGAACATCAGGATCAAGTGGTGCTTCAACTGTAGCCAATAATACAGGAACCGGAACGACAGGTACTGGTACTACTGGTTCTGCAACATCAGGTGGAACAGCTCCAAGTATTCCAGCTTCTACCTATAATACGGGATCAGGAACTTCTGGAGGTTCAGGAGCTTCCACAGTTGCTGCCAATACTGGTAACGCAGGTGCAACAACTGTTGCCTCTAATACAGGGTCTGGCGGTTCCCACGGACATACACTAACTACAGCTAATACTAACTCAACTACTGATAAAGACGTTACAGGAGCCATTGCAGCTGTTACAGCAGTAGCTAACGTAGGAAACCATACTCATGCGATTCCTTCTTTAACAGTTAACTCACACTCGCATTCAGTTCCATCTCTAACAGTTAACTCTCATACTCACAGTGTTCCTGCACTATCAATTCCAGCTATGACAGTTAACTCACATACTCACTCAGTTCCTGGGTTATCAATCCCAGGCTTAAGTGTTCCAGCACTAAGTATCCCCTCTCTTACAGTTAACGGACACACTCATTCAGTGCCAGCACTAACGGTTACTCACCCAGGTGTGGCAGTGAAGTTTATTATTAAAACTTAATTAAGAGGGTAAGAATGAAAACATATTCAGTTCGGTATAAGTTACCGGGACAACTAAGATTTCACAAGTTAACAAACTTGGTAGAAGATGGTTATGTAGATGAGCACCCAATGAGGTACTTTATAACCGCAGATAAACAAAGATATGAAATATCACTTTTAGGCGTATTTCTTTTCGACCAATCAAGGTCTGATTTTATTGAAGACTTAAATGCGAGACGAGAAGAAGAAGCTAGAGAAGAGCTGGTCATTGATGAAGAAGAAGTCATTCCTGGAGTAAAACGACCAGATGAATGACCTCGTAGTAGTAGAGAACGCACTTCCAGAAGAAAGTTGTGATTTTCTATCAAAGTTCTGTGAAAAGTATCCTCAAGCTTTTGTGAATCCTTTTCAAAGAATTGAAGCGTTTAAAGATAGGACGGTAGCTTATAAAAATATACGTGGAGCAACTGAAACTCCTTATACTACTGTTTCATCGGTATTAAACTACTCTAGGTTTTTAGGACAACGTGAGATAAACACATTTTATCAAGATCATTGTTTTCCAGAAAACACAGAACTTACAATCTGGAGACAGGGACAAGATATGTCTCCTCATGCTGATAATTGTTGGCAACCAGATGTAGACGAAGAAATTAAAAAAACAAAACATCCCACTAGATTTAGATCATATTCTGGTATATTTTATCTAAATGATACATTTATAGGGGGTGACATATATTTTGTAAATCTAAATTATAGACTAAAACCAAAGAAAGGCATGTTCGTAGGGTTTAAAGCTGGTCTTGAACACACTCATCAAGTCCTACCTATAGAGTCAGGTAATCGCTACACTATTGCTATTTGGTACTCTAATATGATAGAGTATGCGGAGTAGAAAAATGGACATTAATGAGAATATTGATACTTTACACGAACGTACACAACAGTCTAAGCTAGAGTTTTCTAGACATGAGGCTGTGTGTCAAGAGCGATATGAGCAGTTACTAAAAAATATGGAAAATATGTCAAAAAACATCTCAGAGATGCACAAGGAAATCAATGAACTAAAAATTATGGCTACCTCTGGTCGTATAAGCCTAAAAACTTTAATCTGGGTAGGGTCTGTAGCTGGCGCTGTTGCAGGACTTGGTATTGCTTTAGCTAATTATTTGAAATGAGGGTAAATGGATAAGTATTTTAAAGTGCCTGTAGAAAGGTTACTTGATAAGATTGTTGTAGGAGAACATAACGGAATACAATTTAATGAGTCTCAATGGGGAATGGTTGAAGGACTAGAAGATCATCGTTTCTGGACTCATATTTCTGCTAGAAGAACTGGTAAATCTTTAGCTGCTGGTATTTTAGCTTTTGCTAAACTTTTAGAGCCTGGGAAGCAAGTGATGGTAGTAGCTCCTAACTTTACTCTATCATCAATTATTTGGGATTATGTCACAGATATCATCAGAAACTTACAACTGGAAGTGGATAGGTTCAATCAAAAAGATAAAGTTGTCAAACTTATCAACGGTTCTACCTTCCGCCTCTTATCGGCTAACAACAGAGACTCACTTGTGGGGCGTGCTGCTCATCTTATAATTGTAGACGAGGCAGCAATCATCCCTGATGATGAGTATTTTACTCGTGATCTACGTCCTGCTCTTTCTACCTACCCCGATTCTAGGGCACTTTTTATATCCACTCCCCGTGGTAAAACAAATTATCTTTATACATATTATCTTCGAGGACAAGACCCCGAGTTTGACGACTGGGGGTCAGGATTATTTACGTGGAGAGCTAATCCTTTACTAAGTGTAAAAGATATTGAAGAAGCTCGTCGTTCTATTTCTAATAAGATGTTTGCTCAAGAGTATGAGTGTGATTGGACTACTACAGAAATGCAGGTCTATAACTTAGATGAAAGTCGTCATCTTCAAGATTTAACTTGGGTAAAAGAAAATCTTAATCGTTTTGAAGTTATCGCAGGACTTGATGTTGGTTATCGTGATTTAAATGCTTTTATTGTAATAGCTACGGACGGTGAATATTTCTATGTTATAGATGAATATATTTCTGGAGAGGTAACAACATCAGAACTTGCAGAAAATATTAAAGAACTAGAAGAAAAGTGGGAAGTAGAAATGATTTACATAGACTCTGCTGCCCAACAACTTAAAGCTGATTTTGCTTATGACTATGATATTTTTTGTGAAAATGCAGTAAAATCTGTAAAAGACGGTATAAATTATTTAGGTGCTCTTATAGACCATGATCGTTTAATTTTTGATTCTGAAACTGGTTTTCAAACTTTTACATCAATGGCTAATTATAAATGGAATCCTAAAACAGAAAATCCAAAAACAATTCATGATGATAATTCTCATGCTTCTGACGCTGCTAGATATGGCATTTATACTTATGTAAAGACTTCGGCTTCTATTTATGCTTAAAGATACTGTTTTAATAATCTTAAACTATAAAAGAATTAGTAATGTTTACTACCTAGTAGAAAAATTTAAAGATAAATTACCAATTTATATCATCAATAATAATCCTTCTTATAAGCTACATCAAATTAAAGGTGCTGGAGTAATAAATAAAGAAAAAAATGGATGGTGTATTGAGCGTTGGAAGTTTGCTAAAGAATTAGATTATAAATATGCTATTATTTTAGATGATGATATAAATCCAAGCTTTCATTGCATAATGAGACTAATAACAGAGATAAGAAAAACTCCTGATAGACTTATATCTATTTATGGAAGATCAGGAATAAATAAAGTTTCTAAATACGAAGACTTGTCAAGTGAGTGGTGCATTGATACTGAATCTGACATTGCCGTAGGAGCCTGTTTATCTGTGTCTATTCCTCACTTAAAAACTATATGGAAAGATTACTTAGAGCCTTGGGGTACAAAGGATAGAGGAGATGATATACAAGTATCTTTATCTATGAGTGATTACTACAAAACCCGACCCAAAATAATTAAAACTGAAGTTTCCTTATTAGAGGAGGGAGAAGTAGGATTGAACAAGCATCCTGATCATTTTAGTAAGAGATGGAAAGTAATTCAGGATTTTCGTTCCCCTTTCTTAGCTTCTGAAAATTAAAGATTGGACACAAAGTTT